GACCATTGGTACTATAAGCTAGCAGAAATTGAGCGTCCTGAGGGCTGGGCTTTCCATAGGCAAGAGGGTGGCGTGTATAAGGATGGTGAGGTATGGAAGGTAAACCCTAAAGCGGAGAACCTGGCTAACCTGCCTGATAACTATTACAAACGTGGACTTACAGGTAAAACAAATGATTGGATTAAAGTTAATCTTGCTAATGAGTACGGCTTTGTCTCTAACGGTAAGCCGGTTCACCCAATGTACACAGATAGTGTTCACGCATCCCATATGGACTTCACTCCTAGCAAGGACACTCCTATCGTTCTGGGCTTTGACTTTGGCCGTACACCTGCTTGTGCCTTTTTGCAGCGTACTGCTATCGGGAGATGGGTGTGCTTTGATGAGATGGTTCTCACTGACTCTGGTGCAGTAGACTTTGCGCCTACCCTAAAACGTTATATTGAAGACACTTACCCTGATCACAGCTTTAAGGGCTGGGGTGATCCGTCTGGTGACAACAAGAACCAAGCTAACAGTGATACACCGTTTAAGATCATGCGAGCTGCTGGCATTCCCTGTCAACCAACAGACTCTAACGATCCCCTCAAGCGTAGAGCCGCTTTAGAAGTACCCATGAAAGAGATGTGCATGGATGGTAAGCCTCGCTTTATTGTCTTGCCCAAGGCTTCTATGATACGCAAAGGGTTACAAGGTGGCTTCTGTTATCGTCGTGTACAGACATCAGGCGAACGCTACAGTGATCAGCCAGACAAGAATGAATACTCTCACCCCGTAGAAGCACTTGAGTACGCCCTACAAGGTGAAGGTGAAGGTCGCTCTGCTCTCCGTAGAGATGGTGGCTTTGCTAAACCCCACACAGCAAAGGTAAACTTTAGTGTCTTCTAGTCAACACAGCGATATGTTTGTAGTATTTACAGGTGATACAGGCCACTGGTGGTCTAGGTTTATTAGGGAAGACATGGGCCACTGCTATGTCATCGTTCCCTCTAATGGCAAGTTTATTGTTGCTGGAAAGAACACAGCTAAATATGACTTGTATAATGTAGACTCAATAAATGATATAATTGGGGCCAACGATATAACTGTCGGTTATAAGCAAGAGGAGACTAGTGTTAACCTTTTCGCGCTAAACACTTGTGTCGGCAATGTTAAGCAGATGCTGGGCATTAAGAAGCCATTCATCTGGACTCCATATCAACTATACAAATACATAAAGCATACGAGGTAATACTATGGGCGGCTCAGGTGATGCAGCTGAAAAAACGGCAGAACAAGTAGCATTGGAAAATATGCAGCGCAGACAATTAAACGAAGAAATAGCGGGCAGTGAAAGACGATTAAAAGCTACTGCTCGCGGCAAGCTAGGAAAGCAATCTCTCTTGAGCCAACCTATGCAGCCAGCCGCAAAATCTACAGGGCCGCTTATTACTAAGGGTTATGTTTCAGTTGATGGCGCTTTAAAAAAGACAAGCATCCGAAATCGAGGCGCTCAACTAAAGCAAGGGAAAATGGGGGCTGCCGCAGGTGGTGTTGCAGGTGCTGATAAAAACTCAATGATTGGAGGCGTTGTTGGCGGCACGGCTTCTAAGAAAAAGAAACTATTTGGTGGAGTATTCTAAATGCAGTTACCTAAAGAGCTTGGTTCACTTACGGACTTGAAGCAACGAGAGGCTGACGCATTTAAACGTGCTTCCATGTGGCACAGTACGCTAGACGATGCCTACGAATACTTTCTGCCCAACAGAAATCTCTTTGATGACTTTGCTCCAGGCCAGCAGAAGATGGATCGTATCTTTGACTCTACTGCACTTGAAGCAATCCAGCAGGGCGCTAGTAAGTTGCAAGAAAACATTGCTCCTATCTGGTCGCGCTGGGCTACCTTTGAGCCATCCGACCTGGTTGTTAAGCAGCTAGAGGAAGGTAACTTTGATGTATCTATTGAAGACATTGAAACCAACTTGCAGAACCAGTCAGAAATAATCTTTGACTACATTAACCGATCTAACTTTGCTACGCAGTTCTTTGAGCATGCCCTTGATCTACTCATTGGTACTGGCACACTGCGTATTGATGAAGATGAAAGCGACGAAATGCCCCTGATCTTTAATACTATTCCGCAGAAAGGGATTGCATTTGAGGAAGGCCCGCAGGGTAATATCGAAACGCACTGGCGACGATTTAAGGTAAAGGCTCGTAACTTAGAGCGTTACTGGAAAGGCTTTGAGCCATCAGAAAGAATGAAGATCGTTATCAAGGACAAGCCAGACACTGATGTCGATGTGCGCGAGGGTGTTGTTTATATGCCTAAGAGTAAGACCTACTATGGTTGCGTATGGGTAGCCACTGAAGATCGTATTAGCTGGATGCAGGACTTTGGTAATTCTAGTCCTTGGGTAACAGGTCGCTATAGTAAGGTAGCTGGTGAGATCAGAGGTCGTGGCCCAGCACTACAGGCACTCCCTGATGTACGCTCACTGAACAAAGCTAAAGAGTTTGTACTCCAGAAAGCCGCTATTGACCTAGCAGGTATGTACACAGCAACCGACGATGGCGTAACTAACCCCTACAATTTGAATATAAGCCCAGGAATTGTTATTCCAGTTGGTTCTAACAACTCGTCTAACCCTTCTATTCAACGCCTAGATACAGGCTCTAACTTACAATTGGCACAGTTTGAAATTAATGAGCTACAGATGTCAATCAAGAAAGCCCTATTCAACGATCTTCGTGATCCTACTGGTGCTGTTCGATCCGCCACTGAAGTTGCCATCGAGTCGCGTGAACTGGCTAAACGTATCGGCTCTGCCTTCGGCAGATTACAGACCGAAGTATTGATCCCTATTATTAAGCGCGTAGCTGCTATACTTACTCGTCGTGGTATCATTACACCTATTGAACTGGATGGTCGTCAGGTTGCTATTAAGTTTATGTCACCACTAGCAAGAGCGCAGGACGGTGAAGACATTCTTAACGTGCAACAAGCTGTACAGTTTGTGCTTCAAAATGCTGGGCCAGATCAGGCTAAGATTGGCTTTAAGCTAGAAGACTTTGGTACGTGGGTTGCCGGTAAGACTGGAATGCCTGCTGAGTTAGTTAGAAGTGAAGCCGAGAAAACTCAGATTATTCAGGCTGGCGCACAAGCTGCACAACAAGGTATGGATACTCAAGGACAACCACCTGTTGACCAAGGACAAACTGCTCTATGAGTTGGGATACAATTAATGCTACGGCTGTTAATGCAGAAGGTGCAAAGGCAGCTAACGCCAAACAAAGACAAGCTGCTGCTGAATTAGCTCAGGCTTACAACGAATGCTTCGCAAGTGTTGGTGGCAAACGTGTACTTGAGGATATTACGCAGCGGTTTATCTTTAACAATGACACTCCCTTTAGTGCTTCTAATGTTGATTACGAGGCTGCCTACCATAACGGTGAGGCTGGAGTTGTTAAATTCATTATCAACCAAATGCAACAAGCTAAAATACTGTAAGGAATAATTATGATTGATGAACAGGCCGCAGAAGAAACAACAACAAGCGAAACCCTGTTGGATGCAAGTACCCCTGAGTTAAGTGAAGGTGAGTACTTTTTATCTGATGGTATCAAGGGTACAGGTGACACGCCCGAATGGTACAAAGGCGACAAGTATAAGTCTGTTGCCGAGCAAGCCAAAGCCTATACTGAGCTAGAAAAGAAGTTCGGTGGTTTTACTGGCGCACCTAAAGATGGCTATTCAGGCCCAGAAGGTATTGAGTCTGATGATGCTTTGCTGCAAGAGCTAACTGAGTTTGCTGAGAAGACAGGCATGAGCCAAGATGCGTTTGGTGATGCGTGGGAATTGCTGTCAGCGCAGGGTGAAGCAGTAGAGCAAGTTACCCAGGAGCAAGAGATTGCACGACTAGGTGACAATGCTGGCGAGCGCATTAAGAATGTTGAGGGCTATCTAAAGAACAACTTAGATGCTGCTGACTACGATGTGGTTCGTGATCTAGTAACTGATGCCAAGTCTATTGAACTGGTAGAGTATTTGGTTCGTGCTACTGCACCTACTAAGCTACCTATTGATGGTGGGCACCATCCTACTGGCATGACCTGGGGTGATATTGAAACCCAGATGTTTATGAAGAACGAGAATGGACAGCTCCTTCGTAGCATTGATGCTAACCATGAAGCCAAAATCCAGAAGATGATGCAGGAATTTGGCGGCGACAAAGCTCATACCCGTACTTTTGGCGGTTGAGTTTATGGGGTGAAAGGTGTATAATCGGCACACTGGACACCCCTTTCTATTTAAGGCCCG